GTCAATATATCCTTGAAGGGTATCCACCCTTCGTGGAAATTGGCAGTGACCAGCTCGTCTGACCTCTGGTCGAGGTCACTTGGTGGATCGAATTGAGATAAAATCCCAATTCCAAAAAGATCCATCAAGGGTCTAAACAGCTTCGAGGACATAAAATCCCTGAAACTGTTCGCCTGACGGCTTGTTTGATACTGTTCGGCAAAAGGCCTATTTCTTTCGAATAGCTGAATTGCTTCAGCATATCGAACTTCAAACGGTAAACCGTTTGAATTCCAACCTAAACCGTAAGGTTCAGGAAAGGAAGAAATAACCCTAACTACGGAAGCTTGTCGCTTTCGCAGTAGTGTCATGGACCTCTGACCTAGCATACGACAGATGTCAATAAAATTGTCATCAGACGTATCAAGCCACTTAAGGTTTGGATAAACCTCGCCGTTCTTGCGGATAATTCTACCCGCAAATTCAGCAGCTTCGGATGAAATCCGAAGTTTGGGTAAGCTTGTAGGACAACCTAGCTCCTTAAGAGCATCGGTATACCTAGCATGTAACAACGGGTCGAGAATGACCACGTCATCCCCTAAGATGAAGAACTTCTCTTTATGAGAGAAGTTATTCAACGCAAAGAGGAGCAAGCCATGAGTAAGGGCAAAGGATGCAAAGCTTGGGTATAATCCCAAGGGTTGACCTTTAGTCCAACGGATAAAACCGTTGGGTCCCTTCCACGGGGATCTTGCGATCTGTTTTAATAGATCGATTGAACCTCGCACTACCTCATTTGGAAAGAGGTAACTCAAGACTTGGATTTGAAGATCTAACGGAAAATAATCCGTTGCATTCTCCAAATCGACGCAATAGGCTGTAGAGCCTTTATTGAGGGCTTCCTGTATCGCACGATCAGCCTTTCGCTGATCAAAAGTGCAATCCCAAGGTAAATCGGATAAAATCCGATATAACCTTTTACCAAGGGGTTCCAGGAGCAGCTGAAAAACCCTAGCAGGGTTTGCTACAGCACGAAGCTTGTAGCCTGGTTCCTGTATGAGACCAATGGTCCCAACACGGAAACCATGTTCAGACGCATCGTGACGGCCAATGGTTGTAAGGACAAAATCCTTTAAACCACCAGCTAAGAGAGGATCGAAGAGATCCTTCCATCGGGAATAGACATAATGTCCATCCTGATAGTCAACGATGAACCTCAATCCATCCAAGGCAGCCTGTGATTCACACCGTGAACCACCGACACAAGGTGCCCTCCTTTCGGAGGACCACTCGTTGCCTAAGATGGGCCGGATCTCAGAAGGCGAAAACCTTCTGAAATCTCGGGCATGTTCTAGT